GTTACCATACTTACCATCAACTGCACGATCAGGATTATCTATGTTCCTATTCAATTGAGATAATGCTATAAACATTACAGGATACTCACGCTTAACTTGTGTAAAGAATTCACCTAACTCAAATAACATATCCAATCTATTGTTTTGATATGGTGCTCTCTTTACTAGAATAGTATGGTCTAATGTTATTATAGTCTTTTGTCCTCTATGCTCATTCATATAAGCATCAACTTGTTCTCTCATTTGATTAACAGTCATAGGTGTAGATATAATATCAACCGGATTCTTAACTCTAGTCTTTGCATACTGATGACATTTGTCAAAGGTTTGCTGATCTAGTATGGTACCTGCACTACATAGTTCTTTATATGTTTTACCCGTAATTGAACTGAACTCTCTTATTGCTGAGGTTCTACCTACCATCTCAAATTGAAACTCAAGCACACGGTAATCCTCTGCAGGATTATGTATAAATGATTCTCTAATGATCTGATCTTTTATCAATGTTTTACCTGAACCAGGTCTACCACCTATAACAGTTAATGTATTCCATTCTAAACCGTCAGTGATTGCGTCATTGAACTTAGGCCATGGAGTCTGTATAGATTTCTCTTTACCGCTCTGCCTATCAAGCATATATTTAAGTGCCTCATTAAAGGCTGTGTATTGTCCGCCCCATGCGTTATCACTCATACTACTTTCTCTTTAAAATGGTTATTGTTATCATCTGTTCCTTCTTTAATCATATCACAATAATCAGCTAGCTCTGACACTTTCTGCTTATTAGGTGCAGTCTTTACAATAAAGTATTGACTAGTCTTCATGTACATATAATTATTATCTTCATACTCATTAAGATATTTACGTGTTGCTGCATATATATCAGTCCAAGTATAATCATATGTATCAAAGAACCAACGGAAACAATCAATAAGGGTCTTTTCATTTACTCTTGCAGGTTTACCACTTGGTAGTTTCATTTTAGGAAACATAGTTCTGTAGTTTTGTACTGACACAGTATAATCTTTACCCATCAATTGTATACTAGTTCTCTTCTTTGCTTTAACAAAGTAATTGTTATACTTTGCCATGATTTTTTTACCAGCTGGAG